TACGAGATGCTCAGGAGTCTCGTGGGCTCGGAGATGTGTATAAGAGACAGGTATAATTACATTATAAAATTATTGTACTGGGGGGAATCTTATGGGGTTATTTGGAAAGAAAAAAGCAGATATATGTTGTATTTGTAATACTGAGATAGGAGTACTGAATATTGAAGATGGTTGGATATGCAATTCTTGTTTTAAAGAATATTGTGATGCACTTTCTATGACTAAAGCACCTAAAATTTTAAGAAAATTAGATATTGAAAAGACTATATCATCAACTAAAAAAAATAATGAACTTCAAAAAATATTTAATACAACTAATAATATAGAAAACTATATAGAATTTGATGAAGATAATAAAAAATGGCTTGTGTCTAAAAAAAGTATAAACGATAAAAAAACTCCTATCATTCATTCTTATGAAGATATCGTGAAATTTGAACTTCTTGAAAATGGTGAAACTGTAACTAAAGGAGGAATAGGAAGAGCTTTAGCGGGAGGAATTTTATTTGGAGAAGCAGGAGCTATAGTTGGAGGGATAACAGGTAAAAAAACAACAAGAAAAGTTGTTGATACATTTAAAATTAAAATAACAATTAATAATATTGATAATCCTATTGAGTATATCGAATTAATTAATAAAAAAACAAAAACTAATTCTAGTGCTTATGAGAAAGCTTACAAAGATGCCCATAAAATTTTATCAACATTATCTGCTATTACACAAAGCATTAAAGAGACAGACAATATAAATACTAAATCTGTAGCAGATGAGATATTAAAATATAAGAATCTTTTGGATATGGAAGCTATTACACAAGATGAATTTAATACTAAGAAAAAAGAATTATTGAATTTGTAATATAATAAACACTTACTAATGTAGGTGTTTTTTTATATGGAAATTTATGAAAGGAGAGTGAGAAAGTGGCAACGATACAAACTTCAATAAAGATTTTCGACGGAATGACACCTGCTTTTAGGAATATGACTACATCTATTAATACGACAATTAATAGCCTTGAAAGGTTACAACAAAGATTGCATAATCCGCTTAACACAGGTGGGATACAAGCATCTCAACAAAGTTTAAACAATATTGAAAACATATTAACCAGGATAGAACAGAAAATTGGAAGAAATACAAATGAACAAGAAAACTTTAATAATAAGATAAAGCAAGGAAGTGAAGCAGGTTCTCTATTAGTATCTAAACTCAAAAGTTTGGCTGGCATATATATTGGAATAAGAGGTATAGAAAGTATTACAAAAGCAGCAGATACAATTGCAAGTACAAAAGCACGTTTAAATTTAATGAATGATGGATTACAGACAACAGAACAACTTAATAAGATGATTTATTTATCTGCTCAAAGTGCAAGAGCTAGTTATGCAGATACGGCAGCACAAGTCGCTAAACTTGGAATATTAGCAGGAGATGCTTTTGGAAGTTCGGCAGAGGTGATAAAGTTTACAGAACTTATGAATAAAGCTTTTGTAATTGGAGGAACATCAGCAAATGAAGCTAGTGCGGCTATGTATCAGCTTACTCAAGCTATGGGTGCAGGGAAACTTCAAGGTGATGAATTTCGCTCTATAATGGAAAATGCACCTTTATTAGCCACTAAAATAGCTGATGCAATGGGAAAAACTAAAGACCAATTAAAGGAATTGTCAAGTAGTGGAGCAATAACAGCAGATGTTATAAGAAATGCACTATTTAAAGCTTCTGATGAGATAGAAAAGAAATTCGCAAGTATGCCAGTCACTTTTAGTCAAGCACTTACTATGATGAAAAATGACGCCTACATGATTTTTGGGCAAACCCTCGGAAAGATAAGTGGAGCATTGCAAAGCGTTAGATTTAGTGAAATTGTTGTATCTATAAGAAATGTTATGATTGCAATATCTTCAAACATTTACGATACATTAAATATTATAAAAAATATTTTAAATAGTGAATTCTTTTCAAACTTAGTGCAAGGATTTACATTTTGTGCGGTAGTAATAACTAAAAGCTTAGGTTCTATTGTAAATACTGCATTAAATATAGTTAATATATTTGCACAAAATTGGAGTATAATAAAACCTATTGTATTTGGTGTAGCTTCTGTTTTTATATTGTTTAGAGGGGTTTTGCTAGCGACTAAAATAGCTACAATAGGTAACGTAATTGCGAATGTTGCTCACGCTGCTTCCTCTTCACTATCAGCACTTATGACTAATATACAAGCAGCAGCACTGATGCGTTCGAATGGAGCTACTTTATCAGCAACAATAGCCACTTGGGGTTTAAATGCAGCTTTATTAGCTTGTCCAATCACATGGGTAGTATTAGGTATTCTAGCATTTGTAGTAGTAGTTTTTGTTGCAGTAGCAGCAGTAAACAAATTCGCAGGTACAAGTTTAACTGCCTTAGGAGTAATTGTGGGTGCTGTATTTGCAGCAGTGGCAGCAATACAAAATGTTATGATTTGGTTATTAAATGGCTGTATAGCTGTAAATGAAGGCATTACAAATGGTTGGAATCAATGTGTATATCTAATGAAACAAGCTATTGCAAAAGGTGTAATCTTTATAATCGAGAAAATGGCATCTCTAAATAATTCTGTAAATAATGCTGGAAATGCACTTGGGAAAGCTTTCATAGATGGGGCAAATATCGCAATACGAGGTGTAAACAAATTAATTGACCTAATAAATAAAATACCAGGGATAAATATTGGTAAAGTAGGAGAGGCAACGTTTACGCCAGTTAAGGCAGATAATAGTTACATCAAACAACAGATTGATAGCTTAAACAGATGGGTAGGAGACGCACCAGAGAAAGTAAAATTGGAGCGAATGGGATACAAAGATATTGGAGCAGCATTTCAAAAAGGAAATGCACTTGGAACTAAATGGCAAAATGCTATAACTGATAAATTTAAAGATACTTTTGACATTAATAAGATGCTAGAAGATGCAAAGAAAAAATTAGGATTAGACGATTTGTGGAATAAACAAAATCCTTTAAACAACCTTGGTGGATTTGGTGGAGATTTAGGAAAAAATGTAAAGGACACGGCAGGCAATACTGCAAAGATGGCAAAGACTATGGATAAAAGTCAAGAGGACTTAAAATACTTAAGAGATATAGCAGAGCAAGAAACAATCAATCGATTCACAGGAGTAAACATTAAAATAGATATGAACAATACAAACAACATAAGTAAAGATACAGATGTTGATGGAATAGTTAATGTCTTAACTGAAAAACTGAACGATGCTATGGTTGTATCAGCGGAAGGAATAGTTTAGGAAGGAGAGTGAGAAAATGGCTTATGATTTTTACCTAGATGGAGTACAACTACCAATCGCACCACCCAAGCTTGAAGTCAAAGTGACAAACAAGAACAAGACAGTTGATTTGATAAATACTGGAGAAGTAAACATATTAAAAAAAGAAGGATTATCTGAAATAAGTTTTGAAGCAGAATTTACACATAATAAACTACCTTTTTGTAGAGGTCAATTTAGAGATGTTCAATTCTTTTTAAGTAAGCTAGAATTACTAAAAACTGATTGTAAGCCATTTCAATTTATTGTATCTCGTGAGTTAGGTAACAAGGTCTTATTTAACACTAATATAAAAGTATCTCTTGAAGAGTATGCTATTTCAGAAGATGCAGATAATGGCTCAGATACAAAAGTTGCAATAAAATTAAAGCAATATAGAGATTACTCAACTAAAAAGTTAGTTCTTGCCCCTCCTAAAAATGAGACTGGTAGACCTAATGTAAAGATAGAGCCAAAACGAGTTGATTCAGTCAATGCCACAAACACTAAAACATATACAGTAAAAGCAGGGGATAGCCTTTGGTCAATTTGTCAGAAACAACTTGGTAATGGTTCATTATATAAGAAAGTATACGAACTAAATAAATCTATGATGGATAAGGCAAATAAGGGCAAAAACTTAAGTAAATACACTATTTATAAAGGGCAGGTGTTAAAACTTGGTTGATGAATTAGTGTTAGCAAATGATAGAGATGTAAGATTAGTAATAGCTCATTGGGAAGATTTCTACGAACCTGCTGTCATTGATGGTATCACATGGGAGATAGAAAGACGAGGTACACCTTCTAAGTTAGAGTTTACAATAGTCATGGATGATATACTAGAGTTTTGCGAAGGAAATTCTGTAAGGCTGTATTATAAAGGAATAGGCATATTTTATGGATATATATTTCAAAAGAAAAGAGATAAAGAAAATCACATTAAAATTGTTGCTTACGACCAGTTGAGATATTTTAAGAATAAAGATACTTATGTATATAGTAATAAAACTGCAAGTGAACTTGTAAAAATCTTGGCTAAAGATTTTAATTTAAAATACAATGTCATAGAAGATACTAAGTATAAAATATCTAGAGTCGAAGAAAATAAAACACTCTTTGACATGATACTAACAGCACTAGATGATACTTTAAGAGAGAAAAAAGAAATGTATACCTTGTATGATGATTTTGGAAGAATAACATTAAAGAATGTTGCATCAATGAAACTAGATACTGTCATGAACAATGATGTAATTGAGGATTTTGACTATAATTCATCAATAGATAGTGATACTTACACAAAGATTAAACTTGTAAGAGACAACGAGGAGTCAGGAAAAAGGGATGTATATATTGCTCAAGACTCAGCTCACATGAGAAGTTGGGGAATACTTCAAATGTTTGATACAGTAGACAAAAACATGAGTGAAGCAGAGATAAAACAAAAGTGTGATATACTTCTAAAACTATATAATAAGAAAACTAAGTCATTAAGTTTAAAAAATGCACTTGGAGATATTAGAGTGAGAGCAGGTTGTTTAGTACCTGTTTTTTTAAATCTAGGAGATATTGAATTGCAAAATTATATGTTAGTTGAGAAAGTAAAACATACATTTGAAAATAATTCACATTTCATGGATTTGACCTTGGTTGATGGAGACGAATTTGCTTCATATTCTTCAAGCTCATATAGTAGTGGAAATACTAATAATAAAGATGAAAAGAAAAATGGTCCTGCACAAAGTATTATGAAAAAAAATACAGGTAAAAAAGTTCCTGCTATATTTACTGCATATTATCCAGGAAACAATGCAATGGAAGGTGGAAAAACAGATTGCAATGGAAAGCCACTTGATGTAAAATCAAGAACTGTTGCTGGTCCAATGAATCGAGAAGGAGTTAAGAAAACTTGGTATACTGATGATTTTCTAAATAAACATCCAGTTTTTGAATATGGAGATAAAGTAAAAATTATACTTCCTGGTACTGCCTATGACAACAAAGTATATACAGTTAAAGATAATGGAGGAAGAATATATGTTGAAACAAACGGAACATATCATATAGATATACTATTAGCTAATGCTAGTGAATGTAAAAAATTTGGTAGAAAGAATGGCTATATAATTATAGGTGGAGATGAAGAACAAACATATCAAGTTGAAGGTAATAACCAAAGTAATACAAATAACAATTCTAAAGAAGATAAATTAATTAGTATAGCAAAAAGTAAACTGGGTTGTAATTATGTGTATGGAGCAGAAGGTCCTAATAATTTTGATTGCAGTGGGTTTACTCAATGGTGTTATAAACAAATAGGTATAAAAATTCCTCGTACTGCTTCTGCACAAAGTAAAGCAGGAAAAGCAGTAGATTTAAAAGATAGAAGCAAGTGGAAAGCAGGAGACTTATTATGTAGAATTGGTGGAGGAAGTAGTAATCATGTTGTAATGTACATTGGAAACAATCAAATAATTCATTCACCACAAACAGGAGATGTGGTAAAAATAGAGTCTGTTAATTCTTATAGAAAAGGAAAAGCATACACACATGTGAGAAGATTTATATAAGTGAGGTGGCAATATGAGCCAAGATTTATTACAGATAATAAAAAAAGCTGCAATGGATGCAGTAGAAACAAGCAACCCAATGAGGGTTGTATTTGGAACAATAGAAAGTATTAGTCCTCTAAGAGTTAAGATAGAACAAAAACTATCTATTGGTGAAATTTTTCTAATACAAACAGATACATTTAAAAGATATACAGATAAAAAAATGGGAGATAAATTAGTCTTAATTCGTATGCAAGGAGGGCAACAATACTTGATTTTAGATAGGATGTGATAAAGTGTTACCAAGTGATAATTTAGATTATGATATTGAAGATGTATCAATAATTAATTTTGATGTAAGACAAGAGCCAAGTAAGACATTTAAACTTCATATAGAAAAGTCTAAGATTGATGGTATTTGTGATGATGTAGAAGCATTAAAACAAACCATTTTTTTAATTTTAAATACTGAAAGGTATGAGCATCTTATTTATTCTAGAAATTATGGTGTTGAATTAAATGATTTAATTGGAGAACCTATTTCATATGTAATACCCGAACTTGAAAGAAGGATAACAGAAGCACTAATTCAAGATGATAGGATTGAAAATATAGATAATTTTGAGTTTCAAAATATAAAGGGTAAAGTACAATGTAGATTTTCAGTTCATACAAAATATGGAAATATAAAAGCAGAGAAGGTGGTGAGTGTATAATTGTTTGAGTTAATGACATTTGAAAATATAATTAAAAGAATGTTAGATAGTGTACCAGATACTTTTGATAAAAGGGAAGGTTCTATAATATATAATGCTCTTGCTCCTGTTGCTATAGAACTTACAGAAACATACATTGCTATGGATGAATTACTAGACCAAACATTCGTAGATACTGCTAGTTATTATTATTTAGAGAAGAGATGTAAAGAAAGGGGAATAACACCACTTGAAGCCACTCATACGATTGCTAAAGGAGTTTTTAACATAGATATTCCACTTGATTCTAGGTTTAATCTAGGAGAATATAACTATGTAGCAATTGAGAGAATATCTGAAAAAACATATAAAATGAAATGTGAAACTACTGGACCTGTATTTGAGTTAGGAAAACTAATACCTATTGAATATATAGATGGTCTTGAAACTGCTGAACTAACTGAAATCTTGATAAATGGAGAGGATGAAGAGTCAGAAGATAGTTTAAGACAAAGATATTATGATAGCCTAAATTCACAGAGTTTTGGCGGGAATATACAAAACTATAGGGATGAAGTTAACAAAATACAAGATGTTGGAGGAGTTAAAGTTTATCCAACTTGGGATGGAGGTGGGACTGTTAAGTTAGTAATAATTAACTCTAATTTTAAAGTGCCAAGTGAAGAATTAGTAAACTTAGTTCAAGAAGAAATTGACCCAATTGGACACCAAGGAGAAGGCTTAGGATTAGCACCGATTGGACACCGAGTCACAGTTGAAGGAGTTACAAGTACAACTATAAACATATCAGCAGAAATAACATACAAAAATGGCTACACTTGGGAGAATATAAAATCAATTGCAGAAGAAGCAATAGACGACTATTTAAATGAACTTAACATGAGTTGGGAAGATGAAGAAAACTTAATAGTCCGTATATCTCAAATTGAAACTAGATTACTTAGTATTGATGGAGTATTAGACATTGCAAATACAATGATAAATGATGTTAAATCTAATCTAACAATAGATAGTAACAGCATAGTAGTGAGAGGTGAGGTAGTTGGATAAAGAGATTAATCTAATAAATTACTTGCCACAAATTCTACAAGATAAAGAAGAATATATAAAAGTATTTAATGTAGAAAATAAAGAAATAAAAACACTACATGATAAATTAAAGGACCTATCAAATGACCAGTTTTTAGAGGACCTAACTATAAGTGGTATAAAAAGATGGGAAAAGATAATGTCTATAACTCCTAAAAGTAATGAGAGTTTAGAAGATAGAAGGTTTAGGATTTTTAGTAAATATATAAGTAAATTACCTTACTCAGAGAGATTTTTAAGGAACTGGCTAGATAATGTAGTTGGAGAAGGCAATTATGAATTAACTATTAATAATGCTACTTATAACATACACCTTGAGAGTGATGCTAGAAATCAAGATTGGTTTGAGGAAGTTCATTCTTTTGTAAGTAATATTAAGCCATGTAATATGACTTTAGATTACACTAGAGTGCTTATAAGCAAAGACAATTATATGAATTTTGGTATAACAACCCTAATGGGTCAAGAAATAACTATATACCCTTGGAGTCCACCAGATATAGAAACTTATGGAGAAATTGATGTATTAACTGGCAATGGAGTTGGATACCAAGAGATAACAATATTTTAGGAGGTGATATATTGGCTATAGATAAAAGTTATTACACTATAATTACAGATGTAGGAAAAGCAAAGATAGCAAATGCAAGTGTCACAGGTAATAAAGTAGGGTTTGTAAAAATTCAACTTGGTGATGGTGGAGGAAGTGAGTATACTCCTACTGAAAGTCAGACAGAACTTAAAAATGTGGTATGGGAAGGCAACATCGGAAATACAACCACAGATGAAACTGCGCCAAACTGCATAATATTAGAGAGTTTAATACCATCAAGTGTAGGTGGATTTATGATAAGAGAAATAGGATATTTAGATGATGAAAATAATCTAATTGCAATCTCTAAATATAAAGAATGTTATAAACCTTCTATAGAACAAGGAGCAGTTGTTGATATGAAGGTTAAAACTGTGCTTATTGTATCTAATATAAATAATATAGAACTTAAAATTGACCCTACAATAATTTTTGCTACGCTCAAAGATATACAGGATTTAGATGCTAAAATAAGCAATGTAAACACTAAAATTGATACAACTAAAACAGAGTTAACAAGCAACATAGAAACTGCTAAGACAGAGTTAAACACTAGAATTGACACAGAAAATGAGAAACAAAATATTAAAATTGACCAGCTAATAGCAGGTGGTTCAAATGTTGCATCTACTCAAACAATAACAATTGATGATTGGATAGATAATCAAGAAGGTGGATTCAAAGCAACTGTAACACATGGTTTATTAACACAGAGAATAACTGTAAGTATTATAGATGCTACTACAAAAGATAATGTAGTACCCGATTTCACAATTATAGACGATAATTCTATTGAGGTTAGAAGTGGAGTAAAAGTTGAGTTAAATGTTTATGTGATTAATGGGAATGCAGAGACTCATTTTATTAATGCGACTGTAGATGATAATAGAGTGTCTGAAATGACTACTTATTCATCAAAAAAGATACATGAAGAAATTGGTAAGGTAGCAGAGCAACTGACAGGAATTAATAGTAATATTATATCGACTGTAAATAACGACATACTACCTATATAGAAAGGAGCGTGAAAAAATGGCGTTATCAATGAGTTATTTTAATTTACCTGACAAAAGAAAATATACTAAAAATCTTGCATTTAATCCATTTGCAGGTGGAAGGCAAAATTTTGAGTGGACTGGTGGTGACCATGGACTAAATGGTGAGTTTAAAGAAACTTGCTTAAGTTGCACTTACAATGGTTCAACATTAAATTGGGGTTCAGGAAATGTTTGGGTCTTGGGGGAATATGGTCAATATACATTTACTTATAATTGTGAATCAATGCATGTGGATACACAACAAAAATTTCCGTATACTTCTAATAGAATAATAACTATAAAAGGTAGACCTGTAATATCTGGTTCAGATACTTCACTTGGGAATAAAAGAAAAGGATTTAGTGTAGATTTTACTGTAAGTGATGATACTCCAAATGTTAATTTAATAGTACGTGCTTATCTTGATGATAAATTAATACAAAACATTACTCCTGTTGTACAAAATTCAACTTTAACAGCAACAGTAACAGATAGTCAACTAAACTCTTTATCCGTAGATGGAAATCACAAACTAAAAATACAATTAAATGATGGATATGATAATTTTGATAGAATTTTTACTTTTAAAAAAATAGAAAAGGGAATTGATATATCAACATCATTAGTAACTGATAGCCAAGCTAAGTTTACTGTAACAAAAATATACAGTGAATTGACAAAAATAGAGTGTTATTTAGATGAAACATTAAAAGAGACTTTTACTACAGACTTGTATTCAGAAAAGACTATAAACTATGAACTTATAGACAATGCAATACACACATTAAAAATAGTTGTAACTGATGCAGAAAATGTTGTAGAAGAAAAAGTTATAAGTATAAGTAAGAATATAATGCCATTGCAACCTGATGCAACATTACAAGATATATCAACTAAGTTAACAGAGATTGGGCAAGGCGTTAGAAATGGTAAAACAAGCATTATAAATACTTTAGCATTAAAGAATATAGATGCAAGTTTAAATAATACACTCGTTGAGTTATCAGAGAAAATTAAGGGAGGTTTTGATAGTGGAGACGCTAGTTTACAAGATTTGATGAATCAATTAACACAAGCTAATAATACTATATCGCAGTTAAATACTAAGTATAAAGTTGCTAGTGGTACAGTTACTTCTTTTGCGGATAGTACTAAAATTGCTTATCCATATCTAACCGACAATGTTACTAAACCTGGTTCTTGGATTAAAGTTAGTAATTTAGGCTTTAAACCTAATATTTTCTTTGCTGATTTTGATTACTATGATGCTGAATATAAAAATAATTATAAACTTTTCCTTTTCGCTTGTAATGGTGTTGCCACACAAAGAGGTGTTGATTTTTCAAGTGTTACATCTTTTATCAGAAAAAGTGGTGATGAGTATTTTCATGCTAATGGATGGCTATATAGTAACTCAGAGGGGGATGTCTATTTTAATAATACTGGCGTTCAGATTCCAGCTTATAACTTTGATTCAACTCAAAAACATACTTATAAATGGTATGCTATTAAATTTATTTAAAAGGAGGAAAAAACATGAATGTTCCAAACCGAATAATATATGACCAAACAGGTAGAACAATCTTTGAAACAGGCGAATCCTGTGGAGATGTATTGCCACATTATACAATAACGGAATTGCATTATATAGATATTGAATATGGAAGTATAGATTATACAAGGAATAGAGTTATAGGTATAAATATAGAAACAAAAGAACCGATTTTAGAAGAAATACCAGTATATATAACAGATGAGGAAAAGAGAATACAAGAGTTAGAAAATCAATTATTAATTGCAGAAAATGAGAAAGTAGGAGGATTATTATAATGAATATAAATAATGTTGTAGTAAGAATATTAGCAGAAAGAATATTAAGTAAGGGATTAAATCCTCTAAAAAATAGAGAATTTCAGTTAGATGACGTGACTAACACAGAGTACAGAAAAGCTGTAGAGGATTATATTATAAAAAATAGTGGAGTAGTAGAAGGAGCAGAACCAACTATATAGAGGGTTCTTTTTTTATTGAAAGAAGGTGACTAAATGACTTTTAAAGAGTTGGTTAATAAAGTTAGAAATCTTGTATTAGAAGCAAAGAATGTAACTATAGAAGATACAGAAAGTAAATTTACAAGTGAAAATGTAGAAGGAGCATTGAAAGAATGTATAGATAGAGCAGATGAGGCTTTTCAAGAAGCCGATAGTGGAAAAACACTTTTATCAACTGCTATCGGCTCTCCTACTACATCAGAACAAACATTTCAAGATTATGCGAACTATATTACAGGATTTAAGAGCAATATAAGCAATTTAGAAACTCAATTGAAAAGCAAATATTCTATTAGATATGGTCCTATTGATGGATATGATGGTAATCCTTTTTCTGCTAATTTTGGCAAGAGTGCAAGTTACCTTATTGTCTATGTTTACTTTAGAAGAAGTGTATATTATTATAATCCCAGTGGTAGTTCTTTAGGAAGTAATACAGGAGGTTCTGAACGTGCATGGATTACTATAAACAGCAATAAAACTGGTTTTTCAGTTCATTCATATGATACTAGTTATGAGTCATATCCTTTTACAGGTTATTATATTGCTTGTTTCGCATAATAAATTATATTATTAAAACTAGGAGGATGTATGGAAGAAATTAGCATAAATCTACTATGTGCAGTAGCAGGAGTTGTAATATCCTACTTAGCATTTAGAAATAACTCAAACAGAAAGATACAAGATGAAACAGAAACAACTACAAAATTAGAACAACAAATAACTTTTTTATGTGAGAATGTAAGAGATATAAAGCATGATGTAGCAAAGTTTAATACTAGTTTCTTAGATATTAGTGAACGAGTTGCAAAAATAGAAGCAAGTACAAAACAAGCACATCTTAGAATTGATGAAATTGTAAATAGAATTGGAGGAAAATAAGAGATGGATAATTTAATAAGTTTTATACCAGAGCAGTTGCTAATTTTAGTAGCTGCTCTCTCTATTATAGGTAAAGGTTGTAAAAAATATAAACAATTAGATAATAAATACATTCCAGTAGTGTTACTGATACTTGGAATAGGTTTCTCAATATGGATGCTAGGATTAAATCCTGTTGCAGTCTTACAAGGTGTAATTTGTTGGGGAGTTGCAATAGGTATAAATCAAACTTACAAACAGTTGAAGGATGGTGAAAAGTAATGAAATTAACAAAAATATTATTACTCACAAAAATTTAAAAAATTTCATTAAATAGAGTATACTTTTATAGCTAATAAGTATATAATAATAGTACAGAACTCGTAAAGCATTTATATGCTCAAATATACGGGACATTGATTTTTGAAGGAACCCGCCAAGCTTCTTTTATAGCTCAAATAGGCGGGACAGATAAATTTACCCACTAATATTAATTGGTGGGTTTTATTATATAAAAGTATATCTATGAAAAGGTGAAAACAATGGTTGAAGTAAAAGAAGAAAAAACATTTGATGAACAAATAGATATTTTAAAAAGTAGAGGATTAATAATAAATGATAAAGAAGATGCTAAATTTGTATTAAGTAATGTCAATTATTATAGGTTTACAGCATATCTTCTAAGTTTTAAGAATGATGATGGCTCATATAAAGAAGGAACTACGTTTGAAGAAGTTTATGATATATATAGGTTTAATAAGGAATTTAGGATATTATTAACAGATTTGTTAGGGAGCATAGAAATAGCATTTAGGACATACATTGCATATACATTAGCAATTAAACATGGTGCTTGTGGATATCTAGAAAGGGAGAGTTTCAAAGATGAAAAATTCTATATTAATTTTTTGACAGCATTAGAGAGAGAAAAAAGTAATAATTCAGATAAGCTTTTTATTATACACCATAAAGAAAAATATGAAGGAAAACTTCCCATTTGGGTTGCAACGGAAATAATGACTTTTGGTATGTTGTCAAAATTATATTCAAACATGTTGCCAGAAGATACTAGATACATAAAAAATAATTTGTGTAGAGTGAATACTTTATTAGTTAAATCTTGGTTACAATCATTAACACAGGTCAGAAATCAATGCGCTCATTATGGTAGAATATATAATAATAATTTCCGTATTATAACAATAAAAAACGAATATAAAAAGTATAACTTGGATAATAAAAAGATATTTTCTTATATACTTGCTATGAAGCATTTGACTATGGATAAATTAATTTGGAATAGTTTTTTTATAAAACTTCAAAAGTTAATTAATGATTATAATAATTCTATAGACTTAAAGCTTATTGGTTTTCCTAATAATTGGATAGAGATATTGGCTAAATAAAATAGTTACTTTAAGAAGTTTATAAACACTTACTATATGTAAGTGTTTTTTTATTGAAAAGAAGGAGGAAAATAAATAATGAAAATATGTATTACAGTAGGACACAGTATTTTAAAAAGTGGTGCATGCACTTCTGCTGATGGAGTAGTTAACGAATACCAATACAATAAATCTCTTGCACCAGTATTAGCAGATACATTTAGAAAAGAGGGTCATAAGGCAGATGTAATAATATGTCCTGAAAAGCAGTTTAAAACTAAAGCAGAAGAAAAGACTTATAAAATACCTAGAGTTAATAGTGGAGGATATGATTTACTTATAGAACTACATCTAAATGCAAGTGATGGTCAAGGAAAAGGTTCAGAAGTTCTATATTATAGTAATAAAGGTTTAGAGTATGCAACTAGAATATGTAATAAGCTAGGTACAGTATTTAGAAATAGAAGAGCTAAATTAGATAAAGGATTATATATCTTAAATAGTTCAAATCCTACAGCAGTATTAATTGAAAGTTTCTTCTGTGATAATAAAGAAGATTATGAGAAAGCTAAGAAACTAGGTCATGAAGGTATTGCTAAGTTAATTGTAGAAGGTGTATTAAATAAAAATATAAATAATGAGGGAGTTAAACAGATGTACAAACATACAATTGTTTATGATGGAGAAGTTGACAAAATCTCTGCAACTGTAGTTGGTTGGGGTTATAATGATGGGAAAATACTGATATGTGATATAAAAGATTACGTGCCAGGTCAGACGCAAAATCTTTATGTCATTGGTGGTGCAGCATGTGAGAAGATTGGTTCTATGACTAAAGAAAAATTTACTATGATAAAGGGTAATGATAGATTTGATACACTTTATAAGGCATTAGATTTTATTAATAGATAGATTATATAAAATATTTTAGTATTTCTTGAAAATCATAAGTATGGTAATATTTAGATAAATATTATTTATTATTAATAGGTATGGGGGGAGATTATGATATTTAAGAAGTATATAAAATCATTACTGATAGTTGTTAGTGTTACATTGATAATGAACAAATCAATATTATTTGTAAATGCATTAGATTTAGAGAGTAACAATAACATAAAATCTTATAAAAGAAAGAATGTAAAGGAAATTGATATAAGCAATAAATTTGTTGATGAATCCTTTAGAAGAGATATTGTTGAAAAGGTATTAGATAATAGGGATGATCCATTAACAAATGAAGTTGCATCAAAAGATAACTATAAAATATATGAAAGTGATTTAAATAAAATTGAGAGTTGCTTAGAGTTAGATTTACATAAAAATCCAGATGTTTCTAATCCAAACAAAATAGATAATTTAGATGGGATAGAAAATTTTAGAAATCTAGAAAAGCTTGATTGTAGTTCAAATAATCTAGAAAGTGTAGATTTAAGTAAAAATATAAAATTAAAATATCTAGATATTAGTGGAAATAAAATATTAAACATTGATTTAAAAAACAATAATCTTATTAATGAATTACATTGTGATGCAAATAAATTATCAAATTTAGACCTTAAAAATAATAAAAATTTGGTAAGTTTATTTTTTACTAGTAATGAATTAACAGAGATAGATTTAAGTAATAATGTGAACTTAGAAAATTTACAATTTCTTAATAATAATTTAAAAAGTATAGATTTAAGTCATAATAAAAAGTTGAAATCTCTAAATTGTACTAACAATAAACTTAAATCCCTTGATTTAAGTAATAATGTTTTTTTGAAAAATTTAAGTTGTTCAGGTAATAACCTGAGTAAATTAAATATAAAAGGACTTACAAGTCTTGAGTATTTGGGATGTGCTAAGAATAAATTACAAGATTTAGATGTATCTACAAATATAAAATTAGATTCTTTACTTTGTGGGAAAAATAGTTTAACAAAAATAGATATAAGTAAAAATAAAGAATTAAATTCACTGGAATGTAGTGGTCAATATATAGAAAAAAGCATTATAAAAAATGGTGAAAATATAGTTGTAGATATAGGAATTGAAAATTCGAAATTAAAGGAATTATATCCACAAAATTATAATATTTCAACAGGTTTTCTAACATGGGAAAATCTTTCTGACTTTCCAAATAGCATAAGTTATAGTTTGGAATATGAATATGGTCCAGTAAATGATACAGAGACTATGGATGTAAATATATCAATAGATAAATTAGTGAAATGTAGAATCAGATATATAGATTATGATGGAAGTATAATTAATGAAAAAGAAATATCAGATAATTCTAGTATAAATGAAATTCAAATTAATCCTCAAAGAGAAAACTATGAGTTTAGTGGTTGGAGGAACAATAAAGATGAAAAAATATATACATCAGAGCAGGTAAGTAAATTAGTTTTTGATGATAGTACTGATTTTATAGCAACTTATAAAAGAAAATCAACAGGATCAAGTGGTTCTTCTGGTGGAACTTCAAGTAAAGAAGATTTTAATATAGCACCATCTAAGGAAAAAATAACAGGTGCAGACAGAAATGAAACATCAGTGAAAATAAGTCAAAAAGGATGGAATAAAGCTGATAATATAGTGTTAATAAATGACTCTAGCATATCGGATGCTTTATCAGCAACACCATTTGCTAAGTCTAAAGATGCACCAATATTACTTACTAAAAATAATAATTTAAATAAATTAACAGAAAAAGAAATAAATAGATTAGAAGCAAAAAATGTGTACATAGTGGGTGGATTAAAGTCTGTTGATGAAAAAGTAGTGTCTGATTTAAAGAAAAAAGGATTAAATGTAATTAGAATATCTGGAAATGATAGATATGAAACATCAATAAAACTTGCAAAAGAATTAGACAAAAATTCTAACCTGTCAAAAGTAGTAGTGGTAAATGGAGAAAAGGGACTAGCTGATGCAGTAAGTATGGGAGCTATATCAGCAAAAGAGGAAATGCCAATTCTTCTTACTAATCAAAATGATGATATGAAAGATATAAAAGACTTAATAGCTAATAAAAACATATCAAAATCATATGTAATAGGTGGAGAATCTTTATTTAATAATAAAGAAGTGAATAATACATTACCATCTGTAACTAAAATAGCAGGTTCTGATAGAACAGAAACTAACTCAAAAGTAATAAGTCATTTCTATAGCAAAGATACACTTAATGACTTATATGTAGCTAAGAATGGAATGAATAAACAAGACGATTTAGTAGATGCCTTATCAGTAGGAGTGCTTGCAGGTAAAACTGAATCTCCAGTAGTATTAGTTGGAAATGGATTAGATGATAGCCAAAAAGAGTTAATCAAGAATAAAAAGTTTAAAAATATAACTCAAATTGGTGGAAATGGAAATGAAAAAGCATTTAATGAAGTAGAAAACTTAGTTAAATAGATTGAAAGGTAGTAACTGGAAATAGTTACTACCTCCTTTTTTATTCATTTTCAGTTTTTTCAATAATTATTTTTCCATCCTCAAAAGTAACAAGAACATCCCTTTCATCAGGAGAGATATTCATCTCTTTAATCCATGACATTGGAAGTATCAATCTGGGTGTAAAAGAGCCTTTGCCACTTTTATTAAATCCAATTCTAAGTTTTCTTTGCTCCAATAATATCATTCCTTTCTACTATTAATAAATGCCAGCAATAATAACTGTCTCTTATACACATCTCCGAGCCCACGAGACTCCTGAGCATCTCGTAT